GCAGTCGGTACATCAAAAAAGGTATGTCGCTTATTATTGGATCCGATAATGACCTTGCGTCTACCCAGGATCAAAGCCTTACAGTTAAAAGCGTTGATAGCCGTACTAAGTTTACGGTTACAAACGGTAATTCCGGTGACCTTGTTGTTACAAACAATGACTTTGTTGTCCTTGGTGACAAGAATGGCCATTCATATGACAATGAGATTACAGGTCTTAGCTTTATTGTAAGTGACAGCACGTCATTCAAACTGCAAAACATCGATACCGCAGAGGAAGATGTATGGAAGTCCGAAGTTCTTACGAACCCTGCGGCTGCCGGTACCAATCGTCCACTGTCTTTAGAGTTGATGCAGCTTGCCATTGATAGTGCAGATGAGATTGCGGGTGCCGAGCCTAACTTGATTATGGGTCATCACAGCTTACGCCGTGAGTACATCAACCTTCTGACCAGCGACGTGCGTTATGCGCCAGAGCAGTTGAAAGGTGGATTCCAGAAATTGACTTATGCTGGTGGCACTAACCCAATGCCTATCGAGTTTGACCGACATGCTCCCTATAACAAGTTGTTCTTCTTGAACACTGGGGACTTGAAGTTGTACACGATGCAGGATTGGAAATGGGCTGACCGAGATGGCTCTGTCATGAACCGCGTAAGCGGTGCTGACTCGTGGGAGGCATTCATGTGCTTCTACGGAAACCTTGGGTGTGAGCGTCGTAACTCTCACGTCCTGTTGGATGACATCGAAGTTAGTAACTTGATCTTCTAGGGATCGTGCAGAACCCTAGCCACTGGGGGGTTAGTAGCCCCCTGGTGTTTTTACTTAGTATCCCCGCAACGGGGGGAAAACTGTGGAGTGGTAAACTATGATTCGCGATAAGAATATTGAATATAAGTACATGAACCTTTGGCTTGGTGCTCAAGTCTGGGATAAGAACCTTCTTTTTACAGATGCCGGTGATGCAGGTGAATTGCTTACCGAGGTAAACAGTGTTGGCATGATGGGCTGGCAGTTTGATGGTGGCGACGACGAGGTTTATTACACCTTGCCAACGCCAACGTACATCGACTGGGACAACGACGTATACTATAGAATTATTTACGCCGTTGACTCTACAGCATCAGGGCAAGTTGAGACATTTACTCTTTCTGCTAGTGAAACAGCGTTTGGGGTGCTGCCATCTGCATCGGCACCGACCGCATTCCTAACATTGTCAGATACCGCTGCCGCAACTGGCGTTGCCCTTGCTACGCCATGGCAGAGTGCCAACTCGGAAACCGAAGAGGGTATTGCCGGAACAAGCGATTTGCTGCGGCTGTACGTTAAGAACACAACCGAAGATGATACCCAGCAAGCCTACATGCTTGGCCTTGAGATTCGGTATTTGCCAAAGCTCACAAGCGGACCACAGGTAAGCAACCAACCAGCTCCAACGGATGCATAAATGATTCTAACTGAAACTCAATGGAATGAAATAAAGCGAATCAATTGGAACAATAAAGAAACCAAGCGTATTCGCGAGCGCGTTCACGACGAAAGCATCATTGTCGGGTGGTGTCCAAAGGTAAAGCGGTGGATGCTGGCTAGAATTATTGACGCCACCGTTGAGGTTCAGTTTGGGGTGAAGACTATTCCAACGAAAGAGAGAGTGCCTTTTGTCTGGAAGGTTTGGGAGGATGATGACGGGGCGTTCCTGAATATCAGGGACCCCCGTTTGATTCCATATATCCGAAGGTGCGATTTGTGGCGAATGGGGTCTAGTAAATACTTAGACCAGTTTACAAGCCTTGAATACATAAAGGAGCAGCGCGAAAGAAGCGAGCTGGATGATATGGCGTACGCAGCAACGCAGGACTTTAGCCGTCTACAGAAGGCAGCAGAGTCAATATGCGGAACAGGTACAACGTCAAAAGGTCCAGAGAAGTTCTTTTTCATGAACTAATATGGCTATCAACAACCTAGTTCTGACAATTGAAGACGCGAGAGCATTTGCCAAGCTATTGCTTGACGAAACCGGCGACCTGTTTTGGACAGAAACAGAGCAGACCAGGTTGGCTAATGAAGCAAACAGAGCGGTATACCGAGAACTTATAAGCTCTAATCCAGAGTATTTTATAAAGTACACTGGCCCAGTTTCATGGCCGTCTGACACTGAAAGCGTTGACCTGACTAGCGGCAGCTACCTTGGGCAGACCCCATACAAGATTATTACCATTGAGGACACCGATGATTCCGGCGCAGTTGCCAGAGACAATATGGCGTACAAATGGAAGCCCATGCGATTTGTCGATAGGTTCATGGTAAACAGGACAGCCGAGCGCATTGTTAGGGATGTTGGCAGGTTTTATGTTGTTGTGGGTAAGAATCTTTATATTGCCCCGATACCCAATGAATCTTTAAATGTTCATTTTTACTGGGTTCCAAGACTGCCAGCCACAAGTAACGCAACCGACACACTTCTCAGAACAGACCAATCTGTTGAAAACGGGGCAGCGGAAGAGTTCGGTGATTTGGTAGGGGTTTACCTTGCCAAGCTAATGAATGCTAAACAAAACGGCAATAATCCAGTCATTGAAAGTCTTTGGGTTGAGGGCCTTGCTCGCATGCAAAGCAATGCTCAGTCTCGCCAAATTGACGAACCAATTGGAGTTAGAGTTACTCGTGGCCCGTGGGAGTAGAGGAACATCCACCAAAGCCCTTCTTGGGCCGTGGCTTGGAATGGAGGAGCGCGAGAATTATCAGACAGATAATCATTGCTCGATGGCTCTTAATGTCGATTTTTCTCGCGGGTACATAGAAGCAAGGGATGGGTTCAACCCAGAAAAAGGAACCACTTGCGATAGAGCAAACCTGCATGTTGTAAAGCGAAACGGTGAAGCCAGGTTTATACTTGTTGTAGGGATCAATAGCACTGGCGATCCAAGGTTTGAAGTGTACGACCTTGAAACAAAGACACTAAGCGCAACTCAAGAACTTAGCAGCCTTGGCGAGTCTACAAATAACCCAGACTTTAGATGCTCATTCGTTGACACTATTCTTACCAGAGATGAGGATGGTGATGGCAAGCGCGAATCGCCGCACCACGTAACATTGGTTACTACAAAGTCAAACACCTACATCTTTGACCCTAAGTCTGACAGCACAAAGCTGCAGAAGTTTGATGAGAGTAAAGATGTTATACGAATAAACGAAATAAACTGGGGATATTGGACCACTGTCCCCCGTGGAAGCATAACGGTTGAACACAAGTCAATGGTTTTCTACGCTGGGTTTGAGGACGGGTTTACTGTTGGACTTACCAACCCAATGGATGAGCTTCAGCAATGGATTCCAGAGGCTTTGTTCAAGTTTCAAGATAGAAGCACGTTCCAGCTAGGCCCTCAGTTCTTTGCATGGTCAGACCCGTTCGATCCATTCGGTATAGTCGCTTATCATTTTATGGGCGTAGATGAGAATGAAAAGATAACTGCACTAAAGAGCTTTAAAGAGCAGCTTGTGGTTTTTACAGAGAACTCCATTTATATAATGAGTGGAGCAACTGATGAAACGTACCAGCTATTCAAGGTAGTTGACGGTCCCGGCTGCATAGCACACGGAAGCGTTGTTGAGGTCGCGGGTGCCTTGTATTACATGGCTAAAGATGGCGTTTATATGTTTGTGGGAGAAGGGCCAGAGGGAGCTGTTCAAAAGCTATCTAAGCCAATTGACTCTTTGTTCACAGGCAGACACACGTCAACGCATGTAGGTAACTCAGACGCCCGAAACCTGCTGCTTAACCTTGGCTATCCGTTTAAGGCCAACATGCAGACAATGGACAGATGCAACGCACTGCATGTTCAGTCAAGAAACCAGATATGGTGGAGCATAAACCCGGAAGGCGTTCCTGCTGGCCAGGAGACTTGGGGCCTTACAGCGGTATATGACTACGTTCATCAAGCGTGGTCAGTATATGCAACAAACGTTCTGGCAAACGGCGTTCGCATGTCTTGTATGTATGATGGGGTAACTGTAACTAAGGGCGGTAAAGAAGAAGTATACACTAGCACGTCAGGCACTTTCAAGAATATATTAAAATACGGGTCAACCGGCGACTATGACGGCAGCACTGCCGAGCGGTCTGTCCCAATGCTGTACATTACAGGCAGGCTGTTCAAGAACAACGAGCGCGTTATGACCTTTAGGCCCGTTAGACTAAAGATGCTTAGTTGGGGAAAGAAGCAGAGTTCAGACCCAGCTAAATGGTTTATTGAGGGCGAAGAGTCACACGCAGACTTCTATTACAAAGACGCCTCCGGTAGTTTCCAGGAGTCAAGTGATAGACAACTAACAGAAGGCACAATCGATTTACACCCAGCAGAGGACATGCATATCTTCTACAACGATGTTGGTACATATCAGACAGTCGGTGACGCAAACACTGACTTCAAGTACCAAGAGGTAGATTGGTTTACCAGTAAGTTGGAAAACGCTTCCGTTAAATCCCGCACGCTACGCATTGGCCTTATGAGCGGATATGGCTCGTCAGTTAGGTCGGGTGAGTTAGTTGTTCAAGGTCTACTGGTCGATGCGGATTCGGGTGATTCCCGATGACAAACCGAATCCAAAGGAAAGACTTCAGGCGTCCACAGGTTATATGGACTGGCGACCATAAGCTAAAAAGCATTGGTAAGCAGCTTGAGGCAACTCAGCTAACCAACAGAACAATTGGACCTATAGCCAGCCCAACTCGCAGTATAAATGAAATAATTGGTTTGCTTGGAGATAATGGCGGCAGGGTATTCCTTACGGAAGGCGAGTGGGTGTTTAACCAGAACTTGTCTACCAGCAAAGACTCTATTCACATAGTATCCACATCTCCAGGAAAAACAGTTTTCAAGCGACCGTCTACCAAGGCTTCATCCACAGAAGCAATGGCCTTTACAGGCAATGATGTAATCCTAGACGGCATTCGGTTTATAGACGAAGGCAACAGCACTGCGACATATATGATTTCTATCGCAGGCGAACGCTGCACTATAAAAAACTGTGTGTTTGAGGACGTATACGGCGGTATAAAGGTTACTGGCGGCTGGTGCGCCATTAGGGATTGCACGTTCATTACGGCATCTGGTTACGCTATTGAGTTCTCCGGAACTGCAAGTAATGGTATTGTTATTGGCAATATGATCCAGTCTGGCGGGGGTAGTGTTCGGCTAGGGGATGCTGTTACCAGGACAGGGGTGCTATACAACGTGTTTGATAACGCAAGCGGTGGTGATGTTAGGGTAAGTTATTTTGCCGGTAAAGAAATTGTAACCGGTTCAGCCTTAAATGTTGTGCATGCAGATCAAGTACAGGAGCGATGCTAATGTCTGACGCTATAGATTTTACTGATATTCAAGCAGGGCAAGTTGTTTCTGCCACTACACTGAAAAGTAATTTTGACAAGATAAACACGTATCTTGCGGCAAAGGTTGACTTAGCCAATATTAAGAAGCAGTACGCCTCCTCGTGCATATCATATAACCACGATGTTGTAGCGAGCACTGGTACTGAGATTGTACACTACCATGCGTTTAAACCCGCTAGCGACATTGAACTAATTGAAGTTCAGTTGTATGTCAGGGGAATACAGGGCAGCCCAGGGGTCAAGGCGCAGCTTTATACTGCGTATGACGGCACAAGCTATTCAGGCGCTATGCTTAGTGACGATCTGTCTGTCTCATCTGCCAACACCTGGGACACCGATTCTTCTCCAGCAACAACAACACGATTAGACGGACAGCCGATTTACATTAAAGTCTGGAATACAAATTCATCGGCTTCCAATGACGCAATGGATGTAACGCTTAACATCTGGTTCAAGTCTAAGCACCGGGAGTAAACATGGCTTATCAAGACAGAGGCGGGTACAAAAACCCTAAGATGCCAAAACCAAGAGATGTCGAGCGGGGTCCGTCTGTAGGAACAGTAGCCCCGGTTGCCCCTGCCCGCAGTGGCGGTCTTATGCAGCGGGCAGCCGCAGCAAGAGTTCGGCAGACCAAGCCCGGCCAACCTCCAATACCATCACCTCCAGCAACCCAGCCAATACAGGCTCCACCGACAATGGCACCTATAACAGACCCAGGTCAGCGTCGGGATGATTTAGAGCGGGAGCGTTTGCGGTTACGCCAACAAGAAGAGCGGTCACGCCAAGCGCAAGAGCAACGAAAGAAGGCAGAGCTTTTGCAGATGCAAAACAAAGAGCAGGAGCCGCTTTACGCCAAGGACCAACCAGACCCAAAACAGCAAGCTCTTCAGAACATGGCAAAAAAAGGCGTGGAAGAAGAAGAAAGCGAGTACCCAACAATACCTAAGCCAGCCGAAACTGAGACTGACATTCATGCCGTAAAGCAAGCCCCCCAAGAGCAGGCCGATATGAGCCAGTCTGAACAGCTTTCTAAAGCAGAAAAAGAGGTCAAAGAGTCTGTACAGCAGGGCAAGGAGCAACAGCTTCAGGAAATGAATAACGACAAAGGCGATCCTATTTACGATAAGGATGGCAATGTTGTTGGTTATCAAAGTAAAGGCAGTCAGGGTCAATGGGTCTATGATGCAAAAACTGGCAAGAAATACAGTTCCCATGGGCTTGCCGGTGCGCTCGGCTTAGATGAGGTTTATGACGAGGCCGGTGAGTCAGCTACATATCCAGGGGTTAGCGAGCCAGATAAAGAAGCTCAAGAGCCTGGTAAAGACTGGCTTTACGATCCTGAGACTGGAGAAAAGGTTGGATGGAAAGCTGTTGGAGGTGAAAGCGAGGGCCAGTTTTACGATATGTCGGGAACTCCGGTAGAGTTTCCCCCTGACAATGCAATAACAAAAGACCTGTACGAAGAAAAATTTCCAGGCAAAGCATCGTACGACAAAACCATGTCTCAATTTACCGAGTGGCTAAATCAAACAACAGGAATACCGGAAGAGCAGCTACAGGGGCAGATTGCCCAGGTACACATGCAGTCCTCTGACCAGATAGCCAAGTTTGCAAACCTTATGGCAGCTCGTGGTGTTGGTGCCGGTGGGCTAATGGGGGCCGGAATGGGGCAAATAGCCTCACAGGCAGTCGCCGCCATAGCAAACATAAAGTTTGAAAACGAAAAAATGAAGATTGAGGAGAAGCTCAATAAGATGAAAACCGCTGCGGCATTAGCTGGCCAGTGGATGTCTGAAGAGAACCGAATGAAAATCTTCGAAGAAATGAGCCAGCTTGACCAGGATAAGTTTGACTGGCAGCAGAAGCAGGATGAAAACGCTAACTTCTGGGCAGACCTAAACGACACCGCAGCGTTGCTGCAAGCCAAGGATGGCTGGGATGATACGGCGCTGGCAAAGGCTCAGGCCGCTAAAGAAGCTGGCATGACCGCTGCGGAAGTGCAGCAGCATCTTTTTGTTGCGGGCAACAAGGTTACGTGGCAAGGCGACGACCCTCCCGGCTACGGGTACAAAGGTGATGCTGAGGGCGAAGACCCAGTGATAGCCAAGGAAGGCGAGCTTTGGGAAGAGCAGTCTGATGCCCAGAAGCTGGAGATTGCAAAAGCGTTTCAGACGAAAGTAATGCAGACCGGCCAAAAGCCTCAGTCAGTAGCAGATGTTTACCACTACATGAAGGAATGGTTTGGCTGGAACATCGATGAAGAGACTGCTCAAAATCTTTGGAATATTTACGGTAACTAAGGGAGACAGGTAATGGCATACGGTCGGTCGCCGATAGCACCTTATTATCTTACAACCATAGCCAAAGCTCGTGCAGAAGAAGAGCTTATGGAAAAACGTATTAAGGCGCAGAAAGAAGAGGCTGCTGCTGACAGGTGGTCCAAGTTAGGGATGGGGGTTCTGGATATCGGTGCCCGGTTTGGGATGATGGCTTACGATGACCACTTGAAACGAACTCGCGAGATGGAGAAGAAAGTCGGCACCAAGGAGTCTGCCCTTGCTTATCTTGATTCTAAGGTCGATAAAGCGCCAGAAAAGCCCATTGGCCCACCACCTAGCATGACCCCGAGAGGGCAAGTAGATGAGCCGGTTCGCTTTATTGCATCCCAAGGGCTTGAGCCAACGACTGCCAAAGGGCCAAGTGAAATGAGATTGGCCAGGGAAAGTGCCAAAATAGAAAGGCAAAAGGATAAGTTGCTAGACCGTACGGAGGCAGCAAAGGCTCCTTTTGTTCGAATCCCCATGCGTAAAGACGGCTCCGTTGACGAGACAAAGTACCGGTGGGACCATTCTGGATCTAAGCCCGATATGGCAAAGTTCGCTTCGGATCGTAAAAAAACTGAAAAGCAGTATCGCTCCGGAGATTATGAGGAGGCCACTGGGTCTGCACTATCTGCTCTAAAGAACGCGCCAAATGATCGGCAAAGGTACGAGGCCGCATGGGCGCTTAGTCAAACTGCAAAAGAGGTGGCTAGAGATATCTATGATAGAGAAACCAGTGACAAGCGCGATGAGCCTGAGTCACCAGGAGATAGAGAGAAGCGCGTTCATGCTATGGCTCTAGCATGGAAGAGCGCACTGGAAACGGAACGCGTCATACAAAGAAGAGGGCATGCAACAAACTTCGAGCGAAGGATTAAGCAGGTTGTTGGTCACATTAAAGAGCAAGATTTTACCGATGAAGAAGTCGATAGCATCAAGGAGCTTGCTGAGAGCAAGTCATACGATGAACTTTACTCGGTAGCCACGCAGCTAACTTTTCCAACTGAGGTCATTGAAAGGCCAGCGGCACCAACTGAGGTCACTGAAAGGCCAGCAGCGCCAAAAAAATCTGTAGCTGTAAGTGATATGGAAAAGAGCGACCCTCGCGTCACAGAGCCACCTAGCCGCGCAGACAGCAAGGTTCTTGTGTGGAGAAAGCAGATGCGAGCGTATCTGAACAACGTTCCCGGCGTCGAAAACCCTGGCCCAATGCCACAGGTAACAAGCCAAACACAAGCCAAAGACGGCTTTCTTCAGATTGACGGAAGTCGTTTATCGGCGGCGGAGATGAGGCGTCGGTATCCAAACGATGACGATTTATACAAAGCCATTTACTCGGCTAAAGTTCTTGAAGAGAACCAGCTAGATACGGACCTGAAGAAAGTGCAGATAGAGGGGCTGGTGCATAGCAAGAGAATGGCTGAGGCCAACCTCCTTATGAGAACTGAGGAGCTAAAGCAAAAGGTCTTTGCCAACCAAATAGATTTTGCTCAGGCAGAGATAGCGTTTGCCAAAGCGGTAATGCTAGCCCATAAGCACAACCGGGGTGAACTTGTTGGAAAAGGTAATAAGAGAAGATACCTTCCGCCAGGACCCCAACACAGGTTTGTGCTTACAGGCAGTCATCCTGTATTCAAAAAATATCCAAACATTACTCTGCCCAGTGCTGTTGACATGAATAAGAATAAGGACAAGCCCAAGCGCGGTACAGGCTCTAAGCCCAAAACGAAAGATACTTCAAAATGGGACAACACTCCAACTACAGATCAACCGGGCTACATAAATACTACCCACACCCATGAAAGCAGAGCGGCAGGAGCACGCCATCAAGGAAACCTAAAGACCGCAAAGGACGTGCGAGGCGTGATCTCCAGAGCCACTCGAAGCGAAAACCCCCACCGCCTGTCGGACAAGGGGCTTAGTGAAGTGCGTCGTCTAGCTGCTCCACTGCTAAATGGATCCATTAAGCCTGGAACTGTTTCCTGGGTAAGACAGACAAAAGAACTTGTAAAAGTAGCTAACGCAGATAACAAGGCTGCAATCAAAGGAACCCCAAGGGTAGGCGGTAGCGAAGAAAAGGATAATCTAAAGGCACAGAGAAACGCCGAGAGCAAACTCCGTGAAATTCGATCTCAATTTCTAGGTAAAATCGCTGCTATAAAGCCAAAGGAAAAGATATGGGGAAACAGGGCAGATAAGATTACGATTGAATATAAGAAAGACGGAAGGCAAAGAAATATAACCCTAAGCGAATCTGAGCTGTCTCAGTACTACAACAATGAAAAATTCCCTAAATTTGAAGGGTCTGGCGGCGCAGAAAAAACAAAAAAGGCAAGAAGCATTC